CTCGGACGCCGGCACCCCGGCGAACAGGATGCACTTGGCAGACTCACTGCCATCCTCGGCATCAGGCTTATACGGTGCGAACAGCCCGCTGGCCGTGATCTGCCCCAGGACCTGCCCAGCAGGAAGCGCCTCGCCCGCAGCCAGACCAATGGCCTCGCGGGAAATCTTGCCGGCACCTTCGGACAGGAGGAATTCACCGGCGTGCACCGGTTCAACGTAAGTCTTGCTCATGCTCAGGCTCCTTTGCCAGAGTGTTGTTGAGTCACCTGTCGCCGGGCGGCGTAGGTACTGGTAGGGGTGGGGATCTTGGCCTGGACCTTCTCAGGTTCGTCCTCGGCCGGCGGCAGGCTGTTATCAATCTCAAAGCCCTTGCCGGAACTGACGAGCTTCTCGAATAACCTGGCCCGCACGGCATCAGGCTCCAAGCCGGCGTTCACGAACTCGGTGGTCAACTCCGGCAGCCGCGCGGCCACACACAGATCCCGCACGCCCTTCGCCCGCGTCAGCGCGGCCTGCACCGTGGCTTCGTCGGCTAACTTGGTGGAAGCGATTAGCGGCTCGATCAGGTTGCTGATGCCTGCTTTAGCGCAGGCCTGGGTAATCATAAGGGCCAGCGCGGCCGAGTCGCCGGCCGGTGGCACAGTCGGTTCGGGTGGGCTGGCCGGGTTTTCCGGAGGCTCGGCCTGGCTGGCCTGCAGTTGATCCAGCAGCGCCTTGGGTGTCTGCCGGTAGCGCTTCATCGCTGCGCCCTGCGCCAGGCACGCCTTGACTTCGACGCCGTTACCGACTTCATCGGCCAGCCCCAGGGCGAGGGCTTCCTGGGCCGTCAGCCAGGTCTCGTCGTTGACCATGCGCCGTAGCTCGGCGTCATCGATGTCGGGCGCTTTGGCCTTGTAGGCCGCGATGATTGCCTCAAGCGCCTGATCGAGGGCATCCGCCACACGGCGCAAGTCCTCGGCGTCACCGCTGGTCCACGTCCAGGGGTTGTGGATCATCAGCATGGCATTCGAGGCCATCACTACGCGGTGAGCCCCACAAGCCGCGACACTCCCAGCGCTGGCCGCGAGGGCATCGATACGTGCGGTGCAGCGCTCGCCCAAACGATTCAGGGCATTGTGGATGGCCAGCCCCTCGAACAGGTCGCCACCGATGGTGTTGAACCCCACTACCACCGGGGAGACACCATCATCAATCGCCTTCAGATCCTGAATGAAATCGTTGGCGGTGATCCCCCAGGCACCGATCTCGCCATAGACGTAAATTTCTATGGGCGCGTTCTCGACCTGCGCCGCGGCGTTGATTTTGTACCAGTGCTGATCCTCGACCTTCTGCACGGTCGACGCCTTGTTGAAGATGCGAAATGGCATCAGAGGCTTCATGATTTCTCCTTCTCGTCGGGATCCTCATCGAGTGCCGACAAGGTGCTGTAGTTGAGACCGAGCTCTTTGGCTCGGGCGAGATCGGCGGCGTTTTCTTCGTCCACGATCTCCGCGTCGGTACCGGAGCGCAGGCACACCTCGCTGCGCGAAGCAAAGCCTGCAGCGATCTCCATCGTGCGCGACTGAACGTCCTGAACCGGGTGGATGTAGGCCCAACCCTGGGGCACCCAGCGCGTGCGCAAATACTCGCGGCGCCGTTGGGCGTAGTCCTGCAAATCCAACGTTCCAGCCAACACCGCCATGTCCATCCAAGCAGTGCGCACCGGCCGGCAAAGCTGATGGACGTAGACTTGAAACTGCAGTTGCTCCAACCGACGGCGAAACTCGGTGAGCACCACGCGGATCGCCCGATCGTTCACGTCGCGCATGTCGCCGGTCATCAACTCATAGGGCAGCCCCGCACCCGCGGCAGCGGCCATCAGTTGCTGCCGCATGAAGTCGGGGTAGTTGTTGCCGCCGTCCGGCGGGTCGGAAAACTCGACCTGCTCGCCAGGCAACAGCTCCTGCATCGTTCCGGGCTCAAGCCCGACCATCGGGGTAAACCCATCGCTGTCGGTGGTAACCACCTGACCGGTAATCGGATCGATCCGTGGAGGACCATCCGGCGCCGGCTTGCGGATGAAGCCGGCGAACAGGTTTGCCACTTCCTGGCGGAACAATACGGCGTCGTCGTAGTTGTCCAGGCTGCGTAAGCGCTTGAGCACCGGAGCCATGCGTGGAACCCCGCGCAACTGGCCGGGCTCCAAGGGCTCGAAGATGTGCAGCATTTGCTCCGCGGGGATCCTCACCAGCGGGTTGTAGCCGGCATTGAGCGACGCTTTGTCGCTCGGGTGGCTGCGATAGCACCAGTAGGCCACGCGTTTGCCCAGGCCGTTGAACTCGATCCCGGCGCGGATGACGTTACCGAAGCGGGTGACTTCAAACTTGTCGTGCGGCACGAACTCCGGCGCCAGACACTGCAGTTGCAGCGGGACCGCGTAGCCGTCCTCCAGCCGTCGAGGCCGCAAGCGGACAAAGCACTCGCCTGACTGCTCGACGGTGCGCGCCACCAATGCCTGCAAGCCGTAGAAGTCGGTGAGCTGATCGGCGTCCGCCTCATCCACCCAGTCTTCCCACAGTTCCTGCATAGCCTTGCGGATCGCCTTGTCGAGCAACCTCGGGTGCGGCGCGATGCCGGTACCGATCAGATTGCTGACCCGCTTGTCGATAATGTTTGCCGCGTAGGGATCGTTTCGCACGGCACTACGCGAGCGCGAGCGCAAGTTGCGCAAGGCCGGCATGATCAGGCTATTGACGCCGGTGTCCGGTGCGTCCCAGCCCGATGAGCGCCGGCCCTCGGCGGCACCTTCGTAACTGGCCTTGATCCGCTCAGGGACCAGGACGCCCGAACGGGTGAGGGACAAGTAGCGACCGCTCACAATCCTTTGCCCCTGTGGAAAATACGGGTCACGCGAGAGCGTGGACCGGCCGCCCTGGTCAGTTCGGTGCGGATCAGGTCGCGGGCCTGGATGAGCTCATCGACGGAGCGATACTCAACAGTGCGGTCCGCGTAGCGCACGGTTTTCTCACCGCGCGCAATCGCCCGCTCGACCGCGTCGAGGTGTGCTTGTGTGTAAGCCATATCAACGTCTCTTCAGGTAGCCGCTGCTGGAGCTGCGGCGTTGCATTGATTGAGGTGCCGCTCGCGGTGCCGGCGACGGAGAAGGAGGTCGCGGACTGATGAGCACGGGCATCGATGTCGGTGCGCGTTGCTCATTTTCGACATCGTCGTCGGGTTCGTTGGCAGCAGGCCGAGCTGGCTCTGGCTCGCTCTGATCGAACAGGCTGGCCTGCGCGAGCGCCTGCCTCAGCCTGTCCCAGTCTTGCTCGCCGTAGCGGTGCAAGCCAAGGAAGTACGCCATGGCTAGGTTGTACACCATGAGGTCGAGAGCCTCATTGCGGTCAGCCTTGCCCTTGACCCACTCGATCCGCTTGTAGCCCTTCACATAGCGGGCGACCTTGCGCTCGGCCACGCACTGCTGAAAGAACTCTTCCGGCAGATCCTTGGCGAAGTGCAGTGCACCCGGACCGGTTTCAAAACTGTAGCGGTTGTAGATCCAGTCCTTGGCCGTGTCGGTACCGACCATCCACAGCTCGGCACCGTTACGCTCGGTCTGCCCCTTCCAGGTGACGTCCACCTGCGACGGTCGCTGCGCGATCACGGGGCGACCCGGCTTGCTCGCGCCCTTCAGCGCAAAGATGTTGCGCCAACGCCGAACGCGGGTGAATTGGTAGACCTCATGCGTGTGATGACCGCCAGAGTCGATGCCGGTGGCGAGAATCGCCAGGCTCACCCCACAGGGATGCCGGTATCGAGCCTTGAGTCGCTCGTCCAGTACTGCCCAGGTACGCTCGTCCGCCGGGTCACCCGGGATCACCTGGTGGTCGATCACCCAGCGCTCCATGCCCGCGCCCCAACCGATGACCATCACTTCCAGGCGGTTAGCCTGAACGTCGACGGAAGCGGTCAGCGCCAGAACACCGACAGTCAGCGTGCCCAGCACGTAGTCCTCTTGCAGCGCACGCGCCTGAAGCACCTCGTGCTTCGTCTGCTCGACCGCACTGTCCCAGACCTTAGCCAAGCGGGTGTTGTAGAACACCTGCATGGGCTCAAGGTCACCTCGGTCCTGCGCGCGTTTGGCCTTCTCGAACTGTTTCGCGAGAGCAGCCCAAGACACCCAACCGAGCGGTGCGTACAAGCCGTTGAGGTGAAAACCCACCGTCTCTCCGTCACCCAAGGCATGTGCACGCCATTCCCCATGGGCCAGCATCGCGCCCTTGTGGTGTTCCTCGATCAGCACATCGCATTCAGGACCCGCGCACTGATAGTGCGCGGTGCTGAAGTCGGCGGAGTACAGCAGGCGTTCCCATTCCAGAACCTGCATGTGGCCACAGGTCGGACATGGCACATAAAAATGCCGCTGATCACTCTGCTGGAATAGATCGTCGATTCGCGAGGCGCCCTTGATGGTCGGCGAGCTGGAGAAATAGAACTTCGCATTGCGCCCGAAGGTACTGCCCCGGGTTTCCGCCAGCTCTATCGGATCCCCCTCTTCGTCGACGTCAACGTCCCAGCGGTCGATCTCGTCGCCGTAGACAAACCGGGCGGATAATTCCGCCAGGTTGGAGGCCGAGCCCGCCGTGGTGGCGTAGAGCGTGCCGCCCTCGAACTCCTTGGTGTCCATCGTGTTGCGTGAGTCCCTGGAGCGTGAAGCCGCCACACGCGCCTTCAGCTCAGGGGTTGCCGCGATGGTTTTGCCGATCCGGGATGACACACGCTTGGCCAGGCCCAGGCTGGGCAACAGGGTCAGGATGTTGGACGGCGACATGTGGATCAGCGCCCCGATCCAGTTCAGGGCAATCTGCGTTTTCATCAGTTGCGAAGCCACCATGGTCACTACCCGCTTGCACGGGTGGGCCGGTGACAGGCAGCGCATGGGTTCACGGGCATACGGCGTACGCTCAGTGCGGTATTTGCCGGGTTCAGCTGCACCGGTATCACGCGGAATCCGCATGTACTCGTCAGCCCATTCATCAACCCACAATTCAGGGTCAGGCTGCAGCCCACGGTAATACGCTTCGCGGTACACCTTCGCACCATCTGCGTATCCGGTGGGCATAGGCTTAGCTCTGGGTTATGGCTTGCTCAAGGTCAGCACCGTTCATTCGCTCGACATCGGTAAAGACACGACGGAAGGCGCCAGATAGGTATTTCTCGATTTCCCAGGTGTCGCTCATGCCAGCAACCTCGGCTGCGAGTTGCGGGGCGAGTCCGAACACCAGGTCGCGAAGCATCCGGCCGGCAGTGAAAGCGGCGTTCTCCACGGCTTCGCGCTCAACCAGACTGCCCTGGACTTTGTGAAACTCGGCTTCAGCCAACTGGGCCAGGTAATACTCCCGATGCGCCCGCGCAGCCTGGAAGTCGCGAGGCTTGCCGGGGACAATCACCGTTGGTGAAACCGCAGCTGTATCGCTGGCCGGCTGGAGTTGGCTGCGCACGTCACGCTCGACTCGATATTCTTCATGTCGGGCGGCGACTGCGGCCTTGCTGGGATCCGCCGATTCGGCCAACAGCGCTTCGGTCGCCTCGACGTCGACCTTGCCGTCGACAGTGAGCACCAGGCGATCCTGGCGGACCAATTTGGATATGTAGGATTTCGACCAGCCACGCCGGGCGGCGAACTCCGATTTGCTTAGGTAGGTCATGTGGAATATCCAGTTTACCCAGTGAACTCAGGGAGTTAACCAGTTCACCGCAGTTCACTAAGCTGGTGAACCTGCCGCTAACAAAGTCCCGCGGGTTCCCGGTCCCGTACCCCCCGAAATTTGCCAGGGTCCCCGGCCCTACCCAGCAGCAACCGGGCCACACTGGCAACACCGGCCGCGTGGCTTCTCTTGGTAACGGCCCGTAGCCAGCGCCATGCTCAACGCCCGCACCAGGACTTCCTTGGGGGTTTCCTCCAAGGTCTTCTCCCAGTAATGTCGCGCACGCATAAAATCGAAATCTCGACGCACTTGCCTGTCGATGTAGCCCAATACTTGCTCCCAGCTTTGGGGGCTTTTTTTCTCTTGTTCAGGAGTCAAGGACATGACCACCTCCAACATTCAAAAATTTGATGAGATCACCGGACGGGTGTTTGGTGCTCTCTATGAAAACTTCCCGGTAGCCAGACATCTGCTGATCGAAGACTTCCTGGAAGACGGGTTTTCTTACGATGAGGGCGCGCTGGGTGACTTTCCCAACCAGAATGGTGAGTTTTTCTTCGCTTGTGTCGAGTGGCTGGCAGAGGCGGGTTATCTGCGCTTTAACGAGAAACTGCATGACTCAGGATTCGACCGAGTAGTTCTAACCGCAAAAGGCCTTGAAGCCCTCAAGGCTGTTCCCGCAAGCCTTACCGTAGGTCCATCCCTGGGCGACCAACTCGTTGATGCCACCAAAAGCGGTACCAAGAGCATCGTGGGCAGCCTAGCGGGCGAGGTACTGTCGGTGGGCTCCCGCTTCGTCGCCACCCACTACTTTGGGTTACCGAGCTAAATCATCCCGACACAAAGCGCTCCGCCATCCAGATGGGCCGTCTTACTCGGTACCAGGGTGACTGGGTGGCGGCGCTTCGCAGACACCCAATCGCTTGGCAACCCAGCGTTCGTAGAGACCGATGGCAACATCGGCGCCGGCCATCGCGGTCAGGCAACCCAAGCTGCCAGCCGTCCAGATCGACATGCCCGCGGCGATCATCAGCATCATCGCCGACACTCCGCAGACGATGCAGGCACCAGACCGTAGTGCCAACCTACGCAACAACACCCAACCGCGCGCGCCGTCTTTATCGGCCCGCCACATCTCACCCGAAACGCCACCGACCAAAGCCAGGACGATCACCAACCAGATCGGCATCTCTGCCAGCGCTTGCTGCTCATTTGTCATGTTGTGCCTCAAGTGAAGGAGTGTGCCGGACACAAAAAAGAAAACCCCGCCGGGGGGCAGGGTTTCAGTGTCATGACAAGAGCCAGGACGGAGCGCACAGCACGTGCTCGGGGAGCGCCAAGGCGCAAATTTCATATCGTGGGCACTTTTTACCCCCCTCCGGAAAAACCGAAAAGGGGTGATTTTCGGTAGGTCAGCAAACGACATGAAAGCAACCACAATACGACCACAAAACGACAAAGTACCCCGACGAACGGTAGTTAGCCGGCCCGAGCACGCTTGCTAGTTGATGCTCGGGTTAGGTTGGTATCGAGCGCACCGCTACGTCGATCAAGTCCCCGGGTCGTGGCACTGCGAACCGTGAGGATGAGTTGCACCTGCTGATGCAGGCGATGAACCCAATTCCTGTAAGTCCGGTCTGCATCCTCGGCGAGCTGTAGCAAGCGCATTTGTTCACGCACGGTCATCGGAGGCTGGGCCAGATAACGATTGCGAGCCAGTAGAGCCAACTGAGCGCCCTTTTCCGACTGGCGTTCAAGTTGTGCAACTGCGGCGGCAACTTCGCTACTGGCGTGATCCATACCACCACCGGCCGACATCATGAGATCGCGCGATCCAGGCGTGCCACGGGGAGCGCATCCACCGTACTGCATGATTGTCGCCATCGGACTTCCCAACCCACCACCGTCGCCAACCTGGCAGTGCTGGGCGCCCCAATGCTGCATCAATGCTTCCATTTCCTCGATCATCGCCCTTCCCCCCGAAAAACCGAACCCAACACAGAAAACCTGCAACCCAACACAAACCCTACACAAATAAAACCTATATAAATCAACTCTTTATAATGCTTTGTGTAGGGTGTGCAGGGTGTGTAAGCTTTTTCAGGGTTCGCATGGTCTTTTTTTTCGTGTGCATGCACTGGCTTGAAAAAAATCGCATGTCCATACGCCTGCGCGCACGACAACCCTGCACACCCAACACAAACCCCTACAGCGCACGTAATACGTGGACTGGCCGTGTGTTGGGTCGAAAAACATAACCCTGCACAACCCTGCACACCTTGCACACTTCTGGGCGCAATCATGCAGCCACCGCCTTGATATGGTCCCAGTTATCCACACTCCACCCTCCCAGCTTCGCCCCGGCTCGCCAGGTGGCAACTGCCTTCCCCAGATCGGCCGATGAAAGTGATGGGGGCTGGGAAGCACCAGGCCCATCAGGGAAGAACAGGATGCCGAACCGCCTATTGCTGCCGTCAGTCCATGGGATGCTCCGGGCGGTTTTTTCGACTTCAGCGCTGATGAACTCGGCGAACTTGGTGTGACTGAGGGTGTGCTCTTTGTTTCGATGGCACCACTCAAGGAACAGCGCATAGAGATCCTGGGACAGACACGCCCCCCACATGTTTTGCCCGAGCTGGCCCGCACGCCAGAGGTACAAGAATGTTTGCCAGCTGGCCCGGCTCAACGCCACCAAACGCTCCCGCGCAGGTGTGTGAGGTGGTCGGGTACGCTGATTGAAGTCGCCCATGTCTACGGCAAGCAGCCATGCATAGAGCGCTGCCACACCGCCGTTTTCCAACTCGGCACCGATAGCCTTCTGTCGATCCGGTGGCAACGTCTCCATAGGCCAAACCACTAACATCCGGCGGTCGCTTTCACTGATTGGCCAAGGCAGAATTTCGTTACTGAGAAATACCGCGTTCATGTGGTTGGCTTCTTCCCAACCGTTGATGAACTTCGACTCCATGCGCACCGTCTTCCCGGTGACCAGGTGCTTGATCTTGCCCACTTGGTTGTACCGCTGATCCCGGCTAACAACTTCCTCGAACACAGCCCAAAGCTTGCGGCTCTGCCAGGCATTAAAGTTGCTTTCCAACTGGGTCTGGCCCACGGTCGCGGCGTACTGGCCATACAGCTTGCCGAAGATGTCAGCGAACAGAAAACTTTTGCCAGAACCTTCCATGATCGAATGCATCAGTACGGCGGTGTCCATCTTCGCACCCAAGTGCTGAAGTGGATACGCCAGCCACCGAGTCAGCCATAACGTCGCCTCAGGGTCGTGATTACACAAGAAACCGAACAACCAGCGAATGTTGGCGCAGGCATCGTCATTGCGCACAGGCTCAATCGGCAAACCCTCAAAGGTGTTGATGTAGACATTGGGGTCTTTGGTCATGGTGGGATCGAAGACAATGTTGTCCACGTCCACGACTCGCCGATCCGGACTGTTCAGCCACATCCCATAGCCATCCCCAAGCGCCATTTTTACCGCCCCTTCAGGCACTCGACGCTTCTTTTCCCGGTCCCATACATCCTTAGTGCCGTCGATGTACACGTACCGCTCGATGGGCACCAGACCGAACGCACCAGCCTTCTTGCTGGCCATGCGCTTTGCCTGATCGAGCTCCCGCACCTGATCGCTGGATATCAGCTTCTTGCGCGGCTCATCGGCCCACTGCTTAGCCAACGGTTTGGTCACCAACGACTCGAATGCGGATTTCTTCATAGAAGTCCCGCGATCGGTGTCCCAGATGTTCGTCGTACCTTCGACCAACGCATACCGCCGCAACAGGTGGGCCACCGTCAGAGGTTCCTCCCCCGCCCCCCCGTTTGGAGCCGGATCGGCCTCAACGACTTCGTCATTTGCCGAGCTCGGCTCGCACTGGTCACTTGATGGGGCTGGGGGAAGATCACGCGGATCAGGTCGCGTTGAATGCTGCATACCAAGCATCCGCGCCGCGTCCTTTACCGCGCGCGACTGATCGCCACCATGCTGCAACAGACAGAACACCTCGAACGCATCGTTCTGATGCCCGTTCGCGAGTGGATCAGCACCGTGGTGCGAATAAACCTTGCCATCGTCACTGACCGTTACACCCGGCATACCGGTGCTGCTGTGCGGATACAGCCACTTACTGCCGCGCTTGATGTAGTCGTGTGCGCGCAACAGCTCTTCAACGTTGTGGCTACGATTGAATTCGTCGATAACAGATGGCTTGCCTGCGGCAAGCGGTGGACGCTTGATGACTTTCGCCGGAGCTGTCTTCGGTTTGGGTGCCCACGGGCACGCTGCCTCGGCATCGCGCTTGAAGATGTCCCAATGGTTCCAGATCTTCAGTAGCTCAGGAGCGAGCACCGGCAAGCCATCGACAGAACTTGGTGGAGTGCGCCACGTGTAAGGTTTGCCAGTGCCTGGGTGAATCGAGGGCGGCAACACGTCTTGCACCAGCCCACCCCGCAATTCAAACACGGTGATGCGCTGATACTCTTTAGCCTCGGCACGCGCTTCGACTTCACCCACTGCATCACCAGCGTCTTTGGCGGCTTTGGCCTTCGCGGTCAGAGCCTTGTGGATCGAACCATCAGGGTCTTTTTCATTGGGCCACGCAAGTGAAACCCGGCTCAACTCAACACCATCAGGAACGCGGAACATAATACGGAAGCGCGCCGGGTTGCCAACTACAGTCGGAAACACCAGAGCCATCGCATCAAGGTCAATTTCCAGCAGGTCATACAGCACGTGCCGGGCCCACCGAACATCATCAACATCCAGCGAGCAAATACGGCTCGGCCCCAAGACAACACCCAGGTTGTGCTGGGGCTTCTTTTCCCAAAACGCGGCAGCCTTCGCCGATTCCGTGAAATAGCCACCTGGCTTGTTCCACCCATTCCCTTTCGGCCCCTTTTCACCGGGCTCTATCGGGACGAGCGCCAAACCAAATGTTTCAATGTAGAACTGAGCCCAATCAGCAGTAGGCAAACGGTCGCCGTGATCACTCATCTGCGCCGCTCCCGCAACCCCTGGCAACTGACGCAGGTCGCACAACCCTGAATCGTCTGTTGACGAAGTAACGGGATAGGTTCGTCGCAATCCTCACAGATTTGCGCACTGACGGCGCACGCTGGTCGCTGACGGCGATCCAACGCCACCTGCAGGAAGTACTCGGCTTGGTCGTTCGCGATATCGATAACGTCAGACATCTTGGCGGGCCTCCATCGCTTCCCTAGCCCCGGCCATGATGCCCAACACCGCACGAATTACATCGTTACCGTGCTTCTCCAGGCATCCAACTTCGCGCGGCTCCCAGACGTTGTCGGCAGCACCTTCGTGCATGCTGGAAACAAACAGGCCGGTCTGGTGCAGCACCTTGCTGACCGCGAGCAAAGCTTCCTTGGTCGGCGCCGCCGCCTCCGGTTTGTACCAGACCATGCCAGCAGGTCGCATCAGGGCATCCAGCAACACAGGATTTCCCGTCAGGCGGATGACCTCTTCCAGCTCATCAGGATCAAGCCAACGGCGCTCTTCGTCGTGCTTTAGTTTCTTCTGGAGGGTGTCGTAATCGATGACCATGTCTAACGCCAGAGCAGTCACACCGCCCCGATAATCATGGCCTGCCCGATAAAGGGCTTTGCGTAGCGAAAGGACCGGGCCTGCACCCGGCAAAAGATCTGTGCGACTCATAACCGTAAATCCCCTATTTACGGTGTGGCCGCAAAGCGAAACACGCTCTATTCTACGACCACGACCGATGTTCATGTGCTGTGCATCGTTCCAGTCGGCCCGGGGAATCTTATGGTGAGAGGTCCCGGACCGACGCCTACGCAACGCGTTACATGTACCCGTGTAACTCGTTGCAGCCGGCCTGGCATTTCTTTGGTGAGAGGTTTCAGGCCGGTGTTTCATGTGGCGGTTTGTTATGTGCTGCGTATCGCCACCGCTGGGCTGGGGAGATTCTTATGGTGAGAGGCCCCAGTTCAGCACCCTTTTAAGCTGCCTAATTCAGGTCAGCTGCTTCTTTTTCGCGAAGGTAAAGGCGCTCAATTGCCTTGCCCGTTTCGTAAGAAATCCCCGCACCTTTACTGGCGCGATGAATAGTCGGCTGTGTTGTTCCGACTTCATCAGCTATCGCTTTTTGAGAAAACCCCCGAATCGCTAGATAGGTAAGCATCTCCTGGATTGTCATGACTCTGCCTCAATGAACTTCCTCATAACAAATCATACAAAAACGTATAACTCGGCGCAATACAATTCGCATAATTCGAATACGTATGGTGCGCCGGTGAATATTGCAGAGCGTCTACGCAACAAAATGCGGGAGCTTGGATTGAATGAGAGCCAGCTAAGCCGCAGGTCGTCAGTCCCACAACCTACGATCAACAGAATTTTATCTGGCGAAAGCTCAAGCCCCAGAAAGCCAACAGTGGAATCGCTAGCCCGGCCTCTAGGCGTATCCCCCGACTGGCTTCTTTTCGGCTCGGGATCCGAAGCGCCCAACACCGGCTCTCCGAGCGCAAAGGACTACGCGTTGATTCCACAATTTAAAGCCAAGGGTTCTTGTGGGTACGGCTATCTCAATGAGCATGTCGAAACGACCGAGGGCCTTGCGTTTAAGCGTGACTGGCTCCATCGGATGAAAGCGAAACCCGAAAATCTATTCGTAATATATGCCGATGGCGACAGCATGGAGCCGTATATTTTCGCGGGCGATGTTGTACTTTTCGATACCTCTTCGACAGAGCCGAGAGACAAGCAAGTCTATGTAATTCGCCGGCCAGATGGTGGCAACAGCATAAAAAGACTGACTCAACAGCTCTCTGGCACCTGGGTCATCAGGAGTGACAACCCGGACAAAATAGCGAATCCGGATGAACCGGTCACCGAAGAAGCCATTCATGAAATGCCAATTCTAGGCCGAGTAATCTGGAGAGGTGGCGGAGTCGGTGGCTAGCCTGCTGGGGTCACCCTGCTGAAAACTAACTCCCTCTAAATAAACCCGCCAGCGAGCGGGTTTTTTACAACCACCAGTCAAGTTATGCAAATACGCATTGACTGCAATTATGAGTATTCGTATAGTTTGCATCGTACACCTCTCACCAAAGAGTACGAGACATGCAAACGACACAGCACAGCAATACCCGCTGCCCGGTCTACCTGCACCCATCTGCATGCAGTAGCCGCGCAGCCGTAGAAGCCATTCAGCGCCGCACCGGACTGCTGGTGATCACCACCCCCAAAGGCCGCACTGCAGCTGTCGAGCCTACCAACACCACCACCGATAGCTCGTGGCCATTTGGGGGTGACGCTGCATGAAGCCATTACTGATCGGCCTTGCCGGACTCGCCCGCTCGGGCAAAGACACTGCAGCACAACACCTGGTGAACCATCACGGATTCCAGTCCTACGCGTTCGCCGATCCGCTGCGTGACGGCCTGATGCACATCCTCAACCTGAGCCCGTGTGACTTCGAAGGCGACCAGAAAGAACAGCCGCTGCCGTGGCTGGATCGCTCTCCACGGCAACTGATGCAATCCCTCGGTACTGAATGGGGCCGCAATAGTGTGCACCCCAACCTCTGGCTGTTGCTGGCCGAGCAGAACCTTGACCTGCTGGCTCGCACTCACGACAACGCCCAGGGCTTTGTGGTTAGTGATTTGCGGTTCGATAACGAAGCCCAGTTCATCCGCGAACGCGGCGGTGTGGTAATTCACCTGTATCGGCCATCTGCGCCGGCGGTGAACGCACATGTCAGCGAAGACGGCATTCGCAGCACGAAGCAGGACTTGGTGCTGACGAACTTCGGAACCGTTGACGAGCTTCGCCAAAACCTCAACTCCATTGTGGACCATCTGCGCGCCCGCGCAGCCGCAGCCTGAGGAAAAAGCCATGAACCGCACCCTGGACGAAACGGCCGCCGTGCTCGGCCTCAAACCCCGGAAGTTCCGCGAGCAACTTCGTGCGCTCCGCGTGCTGACGCAAAGCGGCGACCTGGCCAGCCACCACCGTGGCGGCGGCAATCTGTTTTCAGACCCGCGCAGCGTCCAGATCGGAACCACCAACCGTTACAAGCACTACGCCGTGGTGATGGTCACCGAGGCCGGCGTGCCATGGCTGGCAAAGAAGCTAGGCATCACCATCACGCACAAGGACGCCGCAGCATGAAAACCAATTACTTCAACGCTTACACGCAAGCCCTCGGCGCCCTTCGGCTGATTCCAATCTATCTGGACAGTCCAGGCGTGGTCAGTCGCGCCACGCTGATTGGTGCCGCCAGCGAAGCCATTGACCCGCTGGACAACATGCCTTGTCGCACAGTGGAACTGGCCGAGGTCTTTCGCTGCGTCAACGACGTGATTCAAGAAGGCCAAGTTGCCTACGTCACCCCCACCAATTCGCCTGAGTTTCCCTTCGGCGCGGTGGTCGCTGATGCAAAAGGCCAGATTTGTGCCGCTGCCAAGGGCAAAAGCAAAGAAGGCCTAGCCGAATTGATCCGCCTCAAGTTGGTGCCCCGTTCGGAGGGGCTCGGGGAGGACGCGGCGTGAGCAACACCATCGACCAACTGCGAAAGGAATGGGCGACACCATGCCCAACGCTATCGGCCATCCGCGAGCGTTACTTCTCTCACATATCTAGCGATC